TGCGCTCAATTACTTGGGCGGAAATTACTAAGTGGCTGGCTATGTCACTTAACTCGCATTGGTTTGAAGTTAGTGCAACACGCTTGGCACCTGCCAAGTGGTTGACTGAGTTGGTAGAGACGGACTTGAAAAAAGGTACGCGCTATTGGGGGGTCGAGGGCAGGCTGTGGTCAGAGGAAAATCCTGACGCCTATGCTGGTGTACACAACTTTGACGGTGTGCTGGTGATCTTTGATGAGGCGTCGGGTATTGCTGATCCTATTTGGTCGGTCACTGGTGGATTCTTTACCGAGAACACGCCCAATCGTTTTTGGCTGGCGTTCTCTAACCCACGGCGCAACACGGGGTACTTCTATGAGTGCTTTAATAGCAAGCGGGATTTTTGGCAAACACGGATTGTGGATGCGCGAACGGTAGAGGGTACGGATAAGCAAGTCTATGAACGCATCATTCAGGAGTATGGTGCGGATTCAAGCCAGGCGCACGTTGAAGTGTATGGGATGTTTCCCAATGCGGGGGACGACCAGTTTATTTCCAGCTTAATTGTGGATGAGGCAATGAAGCGGCCTAAGTACAAGGATCAATCGGCACCCATCATTATTGGCGTTGACCCTGCGCGATTTGGTGCGGATGCGACGGTGATTGCGGTAAGGCAGGGACGGGACATTGTAAAGATCATGCGGCACCGAGGGGACGACACTATGACAGTGGTGGGCCATGTGATTGAGGCAATCGATGAGTTCAAGCCTGCACTGGTGGTGATTGATGAGGGTGGGCTAGGTGCTGGGATTGTGGATAGGTTGAAAGAGCAGCGGTATAAGATCAAGGGAATTAACTTTGGCAATAAGGCAAAGAACCCTATAATGTACGGAAATATGCGTGCCCAAATGTGGGGGGATATGCGGGATTGGCTGAAGTCGGCTAGTATCCCAAGCGATAGGTTCTTGAAAACTGATTTGATTTCGCCTATGATGAAGCCTGATTCACGGGGCACTATCTTTTTGGAAAGCAAAAAAGAAATGAAGGCTAGGGGGTTGGCTAGTCCTGATGCGGCAGATGCAATATGCGTGACTTTTGCTTTTCCTGTGGCGCACCGCGAACACACAGAAAAAACACGTACACTACGGGCCTACGAACGTGGTGCAGTTTCAACTGGATGGATGGGAAGTTAAATGGCGACCAAGAAATCAGTTTCGTTGTCTGTGGGGCGCGGTGAAAAGTTACCGGCGTCCAAAGGTGCTGGGTTAACTGCCAAAGGTCGAGAAAAGTATAATGCCGCTACTGGCTCAAATCTTAAAGCACCGCAACCCCAAGGCGGCGCACGCAAGGATTCGTTCTGCGCCCGTATGTCTGGTGTGCCAGGGCCAATGAAAGATGAAAAGGGTAATCCCACCCGCAAAGCTGCTGCTCTTAAACGCTGGAAGTGTTAATCATGGCGACAAAACCTGGTCTTTACAGTAATATTCACGCTAAACAAGCCCGTATTAAGGCTGGTTCAGGTGAAAAAATGAACAAAGTTGGCAGCAAGAATGCCCCGACTGCCAAGGATTTTAAAGATTCGGCTAAAACGGCTAAGAAGAAATAACTATGCCATTAGTAAAGTCTAAATCTCCAGAGGCTTTCCGTGCTAACGTGAAGGCTGAAATGAAGGCCGGTAAGCCTGTTAAACAAGCCGTGGCAATTGCGTATTCCATGAAGAACGTTGCCAAACCTGCACCTAAAGGTAAAAAATAATGGCCGATCAAACGGGCATGGCTGCTGTAGGTAATGTTGCTAATGGCAACAAAACAAAGAACAGCGATTCAGACATTCTCGCTACTGCCCGTTCACGCCTTGACATGGCTATGTCGGCGCTTTCCGATTCCCGCTCTGATGAAAATGACGACCTGAAGTTTTACGCAGGTAGTCCTGACAACCAATGGCAGTGGCCTGCCGATGTGCTGGCTACCCGTGGTGCAGTACAGGGGCAGACTATTAATGCGCGTCCATGCCTGACGATTAACAAGCTGCCGCAGCACGTTCGGCAAGTTACCAACGACCAGCGCCAGAATCGTCCAGGTGCAAAGGTTATTCCTGTTGACGACAATGCAGATATTGAAATTGCCGACATTTACAACGGCATGATTCGGCACATTGAATACATTTCTGACGCAGATGTGGCTTATGACACGGCCTGCGAGAATCAAGTGGCGTATGGTGAAGGTTACATACGCCTTCTGACTGAGTATTGCGACGACGACACCTTTGACCAAGACATTAAGATTGGTCGTATTCGCAATTCGTTCTCGGTTTACATGGACCCGACCATACAAGACCCGACTGGCTCCGATGCACAGTATTGTTTTGTTACGGAAGATTTAACCAAAAATGAATATGAGCGTCTGTACCCCAATTCGGCCCCCATCACAACATTACAGTCGTTGGGTGTAGGCGACCAGTCCATTAGTAACTGGTTAAATGAGGACACAATCCGCATTGCCGACTACTACTACATTGAATATGACCGAGCAACGTTAAATTTGTACCCTGGCAACGCCACAGCTTTTGCTGGAACGCCTGAAGATAAGCAATTAAAGGCGTTTTACGGTAAACCAATCAAGTCCCGCGAGTCTGACCGACCAAAAGTGCGGTATTGCAAAATTAACGGCTACGAAATCCTTGAGCAGCGTGAGTGGGTAGGTAAGTGGATACCTGTTATTCGCATTGTTGGCAATGAATTTGAGGTAGATGGTCGTATTTACGTGTCTGGTTTGGTGCGTAACGCCAAGGATGCACAGCGAATGTACAACTATTGGGTATCTCAAGAAGCTGAGATGCTTGCCTTGGCCCCCAAAGCACCTTTTATTGGTTATGGTGGGCAGTTTGAAGGCTATGAAGACAAATGGAAGACGGCCAACACCCAAAATTGGCCTTATTTGGAAGCCAATCCTGACGTTACAGACGGTCAAGGCGGTGTATTGCCACTACCGGCTAGGGCGCAGCCTCCAATGGCCTCTAGCGGCCTTTTACAAGCCAAGGCGGGTGCTGCTGAAGACATTAAATCCACCACAGGCCAATACAACGCCTCTTTAGGCATGGCAAGCAATGAGCGTTCAGGAAAAGCAATTCTTGCCCGTCAAAAAGAAGGCGATGTCGGGACTTACCATTATGGTGATAACTTGGCTCGGGGTGTACGCCATATTGCACGCCAGTTGATTGACATGATTCCCAAGATTTACGATACGCAACGTATTGCTCGAATCATTGGTGAGGATGGCGAGACAAAAATGGTCAAAATTAACCCTGACCAGCCAATGCCGGTTAACAAAATTGTTGACCAGCAAGGAATTGTGATTGAGAAGATTTACAACCCTAGCGTTGGTAAATACGATGTGGTGGCCACAACCGGCCCAGGCTATGCAACCAAGCGCCAAGAGGCTTTAGAGGCAATGGCCCAATTGTTGCAAGGCAATCCGCAATTGTGGTCTGTGGCTGGCGACTTGTTTGTCAAAAACATGGATTGGCCTGGCGCTCAAGAAATGTCCAAGCGGTTTGCCAAAACTATTGACCCCAAACTTATGTCTGACGGTGAAGACAATCCCGCTTTGGCTGCTGCACAACAACAAATGCAGGCTATGGGCGCGGAAATGGAACAGATGCACCAAATGTTGCAAAATGTCTCTAAATCTATGGAAGCGCAGGACATGAAGCGCAAAGATTACGAGGCTGAAATTAAGGCTTATCAAGCTGAGACGCAACGCATCTCTGCCGTGCAAGCTAGTATGTCACCGGAGCAAATCCAAGACATAGTTATGGGTACGGTGCATGGCATGATTACTTCTGGTGACTTGGTTGGTGAAATGCCAGGTCGTGAATTAATGCAAGAAAATATGGGCGAGATGCCTCAAGGAATGCCAACATGAAAGCCTGTGACTTTTTAGGATTGTTGTTCTTGGCGCGGGATGTGACGCACTCGGTGCATTTAAACACCCGTAGTTATGCAAAACACGTTGCCTTAAACATCTTTTACGACCGTATCATTGATGCTGCCGATGATTTTGCGGAGTCTTACCAAGGTCGCCACGGTTTAATTGGCCCAATTACTTTGCATTCAGCCAAAAAGACTTCTAATGTCATTGAATTTTTGGAAGATTCATTGGCTCAGATTGAAGCTGCGCGGTATGAAGTCGTTGACAAGACTGATATGTCATTGCAGCAACTGATTGACAACATCATTGAAATTTACCTGCGTACCTTATACAAACTTAAATTCCTAGCATGACAGTTGTAGTTACACATTCAACCCCTGCGGATGGCACGTTTAGCGCCACTGGTGCTACGGCTTGGAACGCAGACCATACGTTGTCTGGTGTGGGGACTATGGCAGAGCAAAATGCCAATGCTGTAACAATTACGGGTGGCTCAATTTCTGGTGTTTCAGGGCTTGTCACAAGTGTTACAGGAACTGCGCCCATTGTTTCTTCTGGTGGTACCACACCTGCTATCAGCATGGAAGCAGCCTCCACCTCGGTCAGTGGCTATTTGACTAGCACAGACTGGAATACCTTTAACGGCAAAGGTTCTGGCACAGTAACAAATGTTACAGGAACTGCGCCCGTTGTATCTAGCGGTGGCACAACTCCAGATATCAGCATGGCGGCGGCTACTGCATTAGTTAACGGTTATTTGACAAGCACGGATTGGAGTACGTTTAACGGCAAAGGCTCTGGATCAGTCACATCAGTAGGCGGCACAGGCACTGTCAGCGGCATCAGCTTGTCTGGCACGGTGACCAGTTCAGGGAGCCTTACCCTTGGCGGTACGCTTGACTTGTCTAGCCCACCGGCTATTGGCGGCACAACTGCGGCAGCGGGGACTTTTACGACTTTGACTGGAACAACGTCAACAACTACACCAATTGTTCAAAATAGTGCGGCTGCGGCAATTGCATTTAAGACAAACTCAGCAATAAGCGCAGTAACTCAATTTAACATAAACCACACAGCCACCGCCGTTAACTATGTACAAGTAGCGGGTGCGGCTACCGGAGGAAATCCAGCAATTACGGCGCAAGGTAGTGATGCCGCTATAAATTTAGTTTTTTCATCAAAATCCACTTCATCTATTTATTTTTACACTAATACTTTAAGTACCAACTCAAGACATCTTGATATTATTCACACAGGTACTGTCGTGAACCGATTTCAAATTACAGGTTCTCAAACCGGAAACCCTGTTGTTTTGGGTGTTAATGGTAATGATGCCAATATTGACATAACTCTAACACCAAAGGGCACAGGTCGTGTCAACATTACGACCAGTATTAAGCCAAAGGTAAACAGCGCAGCAAACGTCACATCACCGCTGGCTTGGGATAGTACATCTTTTGACGAATACGCAATAACTGCCTTGGCAAATGCTCTGACGATCAATGCCGATGCAAATGCCTCCCCCGCTGACGGCCAACGAATGATGTTCAGGTTCAAGGACAACGGCACTGCTCGCGCTTTGACTTGGACAACAGGTTCAACCAATTCATTCCGTGTTGTTGGCGTCACCCTGCCCACGACCACCGTGGCCTCAAAGTTGGTATATATTGGCTGTATATACAACGCCGCTGATTCCCGTTGGGATGCGGTAGCCGTGTCGCAGGAAGCGTAATAATGGCTCAAGTAATACTTACCGGCTCAGGCACATGGACGCTTCCAGCGAATTGGAACGACGCTGCCAATACGATTGAAATATATGGCGCAGGAGGCGATGGTGCGGCAGGAACGGCTACTGCATCTGGGGGTGGCGGCGCGGGTGGGCCTTACTATGTATTCTCCAACGTACCTTTTGCCACCCTTATTTCTGAAGGCTATGTTACAAATTTAAATTACAACACTAAATTTCTTGTTACTAATAGTAATGTTGCGTATTTAAGTATTGGCACTGCTGATGGCTCAACTTATGGTAGCATACTTTTAAGTGCGGGAGCAAACAATGCTAATGGAATTACGGGAGGCGCTTTTGGTACTGCTACTACAACCATAAATAATGTAGAGTATTCAACGAGTTCTACTGCCCGTGGTGCAGGGGGTAACGGAAGAACAAGCTCAACAGCCGCAGGCGGCGGAGGCGGTGGTGCAGGTGGCCCCAACGGAAATGGTGGCGCAGGCGGAGCAAATAGCACAACCAATCCAACAATAGGCCGAGGCGGGGGTGGTGGTAATGGTGGCACGGCTGGCTCTGGTACATCTGCAACGGCGGGTACTGCAGGTACAGGCGCCGGTGCTGGAGGCGCAGGCGGTGCAGCATCTACATCAGGTAGCGCAGGTGGCGCAGGAACATCAATTTACTCAGGCGGGGGCGGCGGCGGTGCTGGAGACGGTTTGACTGCTACATCCGGTGGTGCTGGTGGCCTTTACGGCGGCGGCGGCGGCGGCGGCGCATCTTCTTTAATTTCAACTGGCGGTCTAGGTGCTGCGGGTATCATTATCATTACCTACACCCCAATAGCAACATCCACCGGCAATATGTTTTTAATGTTTTAGGATAATCATGGCACTTATTAAATCAATTGACACCGACTACGGCATTCCAGCTTCGTACTGGAACATTGGCGCAGTCCAAGAAGACTTCAAAGGCAGGGGCACTGAAGTGACGTTTTACGGCTACGCCTCCAAAGAGGCCCGTGATGCTGGCAAGCAGCCCTTATCCGCAGGCAAAGTAGCGATCTCGGGCGCTGAATACGTGGCAGGTGCAGACCGCACTGCCTTATACTCCATAATCAAGCAGAAGCCCGAATTCGACGGCGCTGCAGGCGCATAATGTTTGATTCGTTTTTTGGCGGTGGATTTTTTAGCGGTGGATTTTTTAAGTCTGCAATAGTTTATGCAGACCAATTGTTGATTAAACTTCGGTCATTTACCGAAAGAAGGAGATTTT